AGCTGAACGGTAACTTATACATTGGCACGCGGAACAATAAGTACATTTTGTACGGTAGTGAAAACGCCACCTTCAGGTTGGATGAGGCTCCTGGGCAAAAGGGTACATTCACCCAAGAATCATTTGTATACGACACAAACCGTATTTTCCTAGTAACAGATGATGGGATTTACCAGAACAACGGTGCGGAAGAGAAGAACATCACTGAAGAGATACTTGATGAGTGGACTAGTCTTTTGGCTAAAGGGAACACTGTACTCGAGCTTTACGATAACCGTCTATATGTGTGGTACACCCCTAACGGTCAGTCTTTAAATACAGAATGCTTTGTACGTAACCTCTTATATGGGATTTGGGAATCTAAAGATTTAAACACTTATGTAGGGCGGGCTTACTCACGATTTGAATACGAGGATAAATTCTTACAGGGTTCTAATAGAGTCGGGATGTTGATGCTGGGAGAGCAAAAGGCTAACGATTACGTGAACATGGGCGAGCCTTTAACCTGGGAACTGAGGACTAACTACAGTACCTTCGATACTCCAGCGCAGTTTAAACGTGTCCCTACCTACCGCCCACACTTCGATACACAGACAGGTGATTATTCTGTCCAAGTGGGATATGCAAAAGATTATAACGACAGCCCTGTTTATGCGAATGTTTCTTTGCAAGGAGATGGGCCACGCTTTAACACTGGTGAAACATTTAACTCAGGTGTAACCTTTGGTTCCGCCTCACAGGTAAACCCAATGGATAGCGGCCTCACAATCCCAGGTGAGTTTAGACGCTTGCAACTAAGGTACAAACACTACGCCGCAAGAGAGCCTGTTAGTTTTGACGGGCATGTTCTTAACCTTGAAACGCAAAGATTAAACTAGATGCCTAACAGATTCATACCAATCACTGGTGGCACAAGTCAAGAGCAAGTTCTGGCGATGATAAATAAGAACTTCGCAGAACTCGATAATGAAAACGTCACCAAAGTATTCAGAGGACAGAATGGGAATATCGCGATCATCGAGGGAAAGCTCCCCTACACTAAAGGTTTCGGAACTTTACAGTATGACACGGCCGGTAATTCACGAATCATCATTGGGATCGACCCCGATGGGGAAGTGAACATCCACGTTTCAAAGCCTGGGTACGACATTGTGAGTTTGTTCTAATGGACACCGCACAGGCTAAAAATCTTCTGTTTTCTACGAGCTTCCCCCCGGACAAGATCGTAGATATTTTAGAAGGGAGCTTTGTGGCTGGAGCGAGCACCGTCACAAACCATTCGGTTCCGCACACTTTTGGGCAGACCATGTTTACGCAGCTCTCTTATTCTTTAGATGGGGGGACGACGTGGAATGACCAAGGGGTAATGATTCCCGATTTAACAACTCCCAGTGCCCCTGTATTCCAGACGCTCAACGTAAATGCCTACACGACCACCACTGACTGTGTGATTAGGGCGCACAACTATCTAGGTAACACACCCACCGTAACTTATAGGGTTGCCCTGGTTTGGAAGGATTAACGTGCCGATAACTGACCAGACAAAGATTTTATTTAGCACGAGCAACAACGTGCAGAAGATTTTGTTTAACAGTAGTACCGCTGTAACCGTACCTGCCGACAGTGGAGCAACGCCTATTGTGTATACTTCTTTCACTGTACTTGTTCATGGGCTAGGTTATATTCCTACTGGGAGAGTTTTTGTCGAGTACCCCGCAGGGCAGTTGTGGCCTGTTCAGTCAGATTCCAACGTGAACCCGGTCTTTGGTAGGTATTACTTTACCACGAATACTTTAGTCGTCGAACTGACCAGTTTTGCTGGCGACCAGAGCGCAACAATTTACCATCGGGTTTACGCAGATGCCAATTAGCGATCCATCGAAAGTCATATTTTCAACCTCGTACAACTATTTTCTTAACTATGATTCGGAAACGGGGAGTGTGAGCGTCCCGGCAACATCTTATGCAACTGGCGAAGCCAAAAGCTACACGGTCACTATTCCCATCACACGGGTAAAGGACTATGCCCAAACACAGATTAATTTCTCTTTTGATCCGACTAAGTGGTATGTTTTTCCCTTTGGTGACGTGACACTCGATATATCTTTTGGGTCAGTATCAACCGTGGCTTCTTACAATGGCTCGAATCTAACTGTTACCTTTTACGTAGTAAATCAGGTCTTCGGCCCAGTTAACAACCCAGCATTTTCTGCCACAGTTAAAACTTTACTTTTCGTAACACCTACGTGAGTCAGTTTGAAATGGCGAAAAAAGTTTTACTTTTAAGCCAATCAAAGTAACCACTTTAATGTTTGTTCTTACCACTTAGACGAACAACTGCTATATTATAAATAGTGCTACTGTTCTTTGATATATAACTAATAATATGTTAAAATATAAGTAGTAGAAAGAAAATCATGTCATTATTCCATCGATTAAAACAACTTTTCTCGCCCGAACCAGACTTTGACGAGATCGTAGCTTATCAATATAAGTTACCTCGTTCTATTATCGTTGAAATTTCAAAGGATGGTGAACACCTTATCGCCATCTTGAAAAAAATTAATGACGAGCCGCTAAGCAACGATACGGTAATGACCGAGGCAAAAAACATGCTCGGGCTTGTTGCGGAAGTTAACGATATTCTTTTATCCTACCTTGATTTCCCAGAAGACGTTAAATCAAAAATGCCTCAGCTTCTCCCTCCTGAAATGGAACTGTCGAAAATGATTAGCAACCAACACAAACAGCTCGTGTTTGCTAAGTAGGTGGCCCATGGGTGACAAACCACTTGATAAGTCATTGTACTACCGGCCACTTGTCACTCATAAGCTAATAGCGCTCATCGTACGCAAAGGCTTCGTTAGCGCTAAAGGCACCAAGCACGGTAAATATAAGCGCGAAGGTGACGAGCATATCGTGATGGTGCCGCGCCATAGCGAACTATCTTCTGGTCTGTCGCGTGCTATGTGCTTAGAACTTATAGAGAAACACAATTTCACTGACGAGGAAGTGCTCGACCTTTTTTGACAAAAAATCTACCCCTTACAGTATGTCGCGGTGGGGTAGATTTTTGCTACAACGTTGTCGTCGCTGGTATATCATAAAAAGTCACCCCAAGGCTGGATCAGGGGTGACTTATAGTTTATATTATACCATCTTGACGATATGCACACAATTGTGTTATTATCCACATTAATTAAATAGGCTGGAAACTTATGAAATTACCAAAAGCTAAATTTAGCAAAAAATTGGCGATAATTGTCGCCTCTGTTGCTGTTGTAATGAGTGGTACGGCTGTATTCGCCTACAACCAGAACAGCAGCTCAAAGCCTACCCCTGTAGCTATTCAGGCCGCTCCTGCCGAGGAAGCTCCTAAAGAGGTTGCTGAAGTAAAAGAGGAGCCGGTTGCAGCACCTGTGGAGACACCAAAGCCGGTAGCCAAAGCCGTAGTTGTAGAGACTCCTGCCTCTCCGACTCCAGAGGAATTAAAAGCCGCTGCGAAGAGCGCACTCATTAATTCCGCTCTATCCAATGGCAAGACAGAGGGTAATGGTTGGGGTTCTGCTGAGAGCCAATGGATTTGTATGGAAAAATTCTTCATTCGTGACTCTGTAGCTCCCGAAAATTACATGGCCTACGTAAACAAAAACTATGTTGTAGGCGACTTTGATTTGGCTCGAGAAGGCAACCAACGCTATTACTTTGATGGGCCCGGTACTTGCGGGATATTGGTTTACACAAGGTGATATATTTATTTGTTGCTTGGCTAATCGCCGCTATTATATGGCTTAAATATCAGGCTTATAAGGCAGCAAAAATTAATGCGATAGTCATTAATTCGCTGTTTGCTGCACATGCCTTTAACGGCACAATAGAGGAGCGTGCTTACCGTTATATCGATAACATAGCACACCTAAGTTCAGGCCAAGACTATGAGAAGGTTGTGGGGGCGTTATGTAACGTCTACGGTGTAAGGCTTATGATGGACGATGAAGGGTACTTGATATCAGAGCGAACACGTCGCGCACTTGCTTTGAACTCTGCACGGGAGATTGAAGAACTTGCCAACCACGTCGCTATCTCTGAGAGCCGCTCGGAACCCCTGCCTGGCCAACAACCACGGGGTTAGCCATTCCAGCCAGCTCACGATACGCGCGCTCAAGCTTACTGACTTGTGACTCCCTTGATTCACCGCCGCGTGGTAGGTAGCCAGCTACAAATGCCCTAATTTCTGATTCGGGGGCTTGCGCGCCCGTGCGTGAACGAAGGATAACGTCACCGATATTGAACAGTGCGGCTTCAATATCGGTAGTGCCGAGTAAGTTACCACCCAGCGCCGAACCACTGCCAGGTACGGCGGTTTTCACAATGTCGCCTGATTCGATGGCCTGCTCTAACACACCTAAGTCTTTAAGTGCGTTTTGCGCTCGGTTCGCCGTCTCAAGCTGCGTAGCGTTAAGGCCGCTATCAGCTGGCGCGTAGATTTCTTGGAGGGCTTGATACTGACTGATATATTTTTCAGCGTTTTTAGGATCTCGTTGGATGTCGGCCATAAGGTTTTCGCGCGGGTATGGGCTGCCCTGCTGTCTCGGTTGTTGGGTAGGACTGTTAATCGCAGTCGCTAAATCAGGCGGTTCGGTTGGAGAGGCCAGTTGGTTTTGAACAGCGTTTATGCCTCCCGAGATTAGCGGGGCGGCTACTCCTACCCTTCCTGCGACCCCTCCAGCAGTGTTAGGCTTTGGCGTTCGAGTGGCACCGGGAAGTAGGCCGTTTGGTGCCTTTGATGCATTATTGCGTAGTGCTTGTCCACCATAACGTGCGAGTACGGGTTGGGCTAGGTTCGCACCCGCCGATGTCAGGGCGCCTACGAGGCCGCCACCGTTGTTCATACTATTAAACATGTTGCCGCCGCGTCCGCCCGCAGTAAGTTCGTTTTGATCGGCCTCATCAATTATCTTGCTCACTCTGACGAATGGGGATTGGGCGCTTCTTAAGTCCTGTACACTCTTAGCGCCCATGACACGACCATCAACGTACTGTTGCCAGCTCGGATCGCCTGGTTTTAGTGAGACTAGTTGTTCACGCACTTCGGGTGTAAGAACGCGGGAAAGATTCTTGTCTGCCCCAGCACCACGATATAACCTGTCTTCAACCTCGTCGTGTAGTGCCTGTAAAGCCTTAGCCTGGTCGCTGCGCTCGGCCGTGGCTAGGCGTGCGTTTCCGCCTCGCCCCGTAAGGTCGGCGATACGTTTTTCAAGGGCTTTTAGGACGTCCAGGGCGTCGTTAGGGTTCGCAGCGTTAAGGTATGGTGTTGGGCCGCCTTGGAGCCGTCTCAATTGTGCATCGACGATGCTAAGCACGCTTTTAGCGTCTTTTTCAACGACTCCGTTAAGTGCTAATGCGTCTTCGGCAACACGTCGTAGGCCGTCCGTGTTCACGCCCGCTGCTCCATCCACGCTCTTGGCGACGGCCTTGTTGATAATGCCCCCGGAGCCTGTAATTGCACGCCCGATGCGTTCTGCATCCTCTGGGCTGGTAATGCCATAGTCGGCAAGCTCACCCACGGTTTTCGCTGGGTTCGTTTGTCGTGCAATTGGTGCGGGTACGGTTCCGTACTGGGACAGTAAAGCTTTATTACCCAGTGTTTGCATCTTACCTTGTAGGCTCGTCTTTAGTGGTTCCTGGCCGATCTGTGGCAGCGCGGCCTTGGTAGTATCCCCAGCGATGTTAGTTGCAGCAGCCGCACCACCCTGAGCAGCCGCGCCCCTACCCGCACCAAGTATTGCCTTAGTAAGCCTAATAGGGCCAGCACCAAATACACCGCCAAGCACTGCTTCTTGGGCCACATTCTTACCAGGGTCATCGCCAGTAATCGAATTTTCGATTGCCTCACCCAAACCACTGCCAAGAGCTGAACCGCCGCCCGCGCCGAATATACCAAGTGGAAGGCCGGCGATACCACCTAAAATTCCACCAGCCGTAGAAATCTGGTCAGTCCAAAAGTCTTTTGGTTTTTTCTGCTGAAAATATGCTCGAGGGTCGCCTACATCGGGCATCGCATCGAATTTTAAACCAGCCATTACGCGTTCCCCATGTTTCTTAGATACGGAGTATTTGTTCTCAATAGAGGAATGTTTGGTTGAGCGGCGGGACTTTCAGCCGCAGCGCTTCTTCCTGTTCCCCAGACGAGGGCGTTATAGATATCAGCGTCTACTTTGCCTGGGTCATACCCAAAGTCATCACCAACAAAGCCAAGTGCTTGACGGGCACCGGCGTCCCCAGCATTAGCCATTTCTTGTAACACGGTACGGAATGACTGTCCCTTCGATTGAGCGTAAACCGCTGCACTTATTGGGTTACCGGCAGAATCAAAGAAGTTAAAGCCCTTGTCACCCCGCTGAACAGATCGTACCCCAGCGACACTACCGGCGGCTGCACCTGCACCCCCAGTTGTGCCTCCGCCGAAGCTTGGCATAGCGGCCGCCGCTTGTGACGCCCTGAGCTGCTGTTGGAATTGTCGTTCTTGCTGCTCACGGTCTAACTCTGTTTGACGTAGTGTCTGTGCGTACTTATTCTGGTCAAGGTTGATACTATTCAAAGCATCACTAAGAGAACGTTGGTTTTCATTCTGTGACGTTCGTACACGAGCTACGGCAGGTAAGAACTGACTCGATGTGTATTTAGCCTGCTCACCTAGAGGAATACCCGAGAATCCCAATCCACGGCTTCGTGCACCTGAAAGGATGTCGTCAAAAGCCTGGGTCTGTTGACCCTTTAATCCTTCAATTTCTGCATCGGCTTGTGCCGGAAGGGCTGCAATGCGCTCGTTAATGGACTGTTTTTGAGGATTATAACTGGCATCGAGCTCGCGAAGAATCTCGTCCAATCCGCGAGCCATTATAGAGCCCCAGTTTTAAGAGATAAGTTTGTGCGCACAATTGACTACGCACCAACCCCAAGTTACTCATATGATACCATAAAACGCTTAGTAGAAGTATGTTATAATGAGCGTAACTTGGGGTTTGGTGATGGTTATTCGTGGGAACTGTAAACCCCTCACAAAGCTCGCCCGGCGATACTATCGAGGCAGCGGATGTTAATCTCCCTGTAAACCAGCTTGCGGCTGTTATTAATGGCGGTATCGAAACCGTCAACATCGCCGATAACGCGGTTACCGCGGCAAAGGTTGCCGACGGTACTATCACACCATCAAAATGGTCTAATCCTTATAAGTTCAGCGCCTACCGAAACGTTGCACTAAATAGTGCAGTCACCACATTCACAGCGGTTGCGTTTGATACCGAACTTTTCGACACAAATAACAATCACGCCACAGGCGTTTATACAGCTCCAGTTAACGGGTTCTACAGCTTCACCTGGAACGTTACTTCAGTGGCCGCCGCGAGTATCTGGATTGCTGCACTGTTTATCAATGGCTCGGAAAAGGTGCGCGGCATGGATGTGCGTGGTGTAACTTCGCCCAATACATCACCAGGTTCAGCTTTAGTGCAGCTTACGGCCGGTGATACGGTCGACATTAGGCTGTTTGCGAATGCCGCTTTGGCTATTCAAACGGGCCAGTCGAATACTCACTTTACAGGGTTCCTGGAAACACAGACATAAAAATACCGCCGGGTGAGAGTGAGAGAACCCTGTCGGCGGTACGCAACAATTAAACCACAGTGAAGTTAAATTAAGGTGAAAATGAGAGAAAAGGGAAGTGACTACGGACGCTGAACAAGACCGACTACAAAGGACAGACCACGATACTTTAGTACGGGTAGAAGGGAAGCTCGACACATTAAGTACTTCTTTAACGTCCCTCCAAAACGACCACGAGACACGCCTAAGGATCGTAGAGAGGGATGAACCCATGCGTAGTGTCCAGACCAGGCTAGACACTCAAGACGGGATAATCAGGGGGCTGCGGTGGACGTTGGCTATTTTAGGAACCATTGTGGGGATCGTTGAGCCATTCATATTATTTTATTTAGCAAGGAGTTGATATGGTACCAGCACCTAACATTGTCTGGCGAGGAGCGCACCCAAACAACTTTACTGTCGGCCGCCCTGGCGGTGGCCTCGACGGGCGTGAAACATTTCATCATGTCGTAGGGTCGGCCGAAAGCGCAGTGGTGGTCTTTAACCAGGGAAGCCGAGGGGCGTCATCTCACTTTGTAGTGACCGACCAACCTGGGGTTATCTTCCAGTGTGTAAGTGTTAACGACACAGCCTGGTGCGACTCTAACTGGGAATCTAACCTACGCACAATTGCAGTGGAACATCATGGGGATTGGCGGGGTGGGTACGACAACCCTACAGTCCGGGATAATTCAGCCTGGCTACTTACGTGGTTACGCGAGAACTTTGGAGTAAACCGCGCCATACGCCACCGTGACGTGGCATCCACCGGCACTATATGTTCAGCCGATTTACCCGTGGAAGCAATCTGGGCTCGTTCAGACGAGATCATCAGTGAGCACAACCAACCGGCGGACACACGCCCGCAGTGGCTTAAAGATCGTGTCATAGTGCCCGAGTATACGGTCTATTCGCAAGTAGAGGGGTTATACCTGCTAAATCTGAATGATGTAAACCAAATTACTGACTCGCGCCGCTTCCCACTCAACCAGAACTTCGTAATAAGTAGTTATACGATAATCGGTGGGGTTAAATACCTCATCACCACCAGCAGCACAAACGCAAACCTAGCTATTGGTATGCGTGACTCAGAGGTCTCGCCTACGCCGTTCACTCCGCCCATTGTGGAACCTCCAAAGCCAACAACCCCCGATTGGGCAGACTCTTTGCTCATTGATGAGGAAAACCGCACCATGTACGTACTGCGTGCGACACAGCTAATTGACCTTGAGAACGGCCGGCCTGTCATAAAGGACGGCAAAGAGGTATGGTTCCAGGCCGGCGACATTATCAACGATGTCAGCGCCCACACTATCGTGAGTGAAGTTACCTACCAGATGACCGAGTACAGTTTTCAAAAGACCAAAGAGGGACGTTACGAGCTAGCCAATGGCATTAAAAGTTCAGATCTAACCGTTGACCCTAAGGCTTGCCCTCCTGGTACACCAGCAAACCCAGAAGTTCCCGGCAATCCAATAGACCCCGCGGAGCCTATGCCTGATGTCCCTACAGTAGAAGATAGGCTTACCTTTTTAGAGACGATGGTTAGAGCTATCACAGATTTCTTGGACAAAATATTTAATTCATGGAGGAAATAATAATGGACTTTGATTTTAAAAAGGTAAGTAAGGCACTTGCAGGTGCTGCAGCAGCAGTTTTTGCAAGCCTACTAGTAAAGTGGGGTGTAAACCTCCCCCCTGAGTTCAGCGCAGCAGTGGAATTAATATTAGACTCAGTAATTACTGGTGCAATCGGCTACGTTGTGGTCTACTTTGCACCTAAGAATAAGGTATAACATGTTGGTAAATTTACTCATTGCAATAATCGCCGGTGTTATAACTGATTTAGTAGCACAGCGTATGAGAGTTGATTCACGCCTAGCAATTCTACTTGCCCTTTTAGTGGGTGTGGTAGTGTTCCTTGCTAACCCTGTTGCAGCGTTCTAAGTTTTGTAGTAATATATAGACATTCGACAACCTACTAGAACAGCCCTCACGGGTTGTTTTGGTTTCTAGCCTCTAACCATAAGTTTTAAACCTTTTTGGAAAGGGGTATTTTATATGGGTAGTCAAAACCTTGTTATCTGGGATGAGGAAATCGCAGACTGTTTTAGCTTGTGGGGAGGGAGGAAGATTGCCATCTACTTTGAAGCCCTCAGGTACCGTCAGCAGCTCTTTAAGCAGGATGAGTATTTCCCATATTCGGCTACAAGCCTCGAGAAGAACATTGGCCTTACATACAAGCAGCAACTCCACGCTAAGAAGGTCTTAGAAGGCTCAGGATGGCTAGAAACTCGTAGGAAGCAGAATACTAAGAAAGGCAGTGCGCTTTTCTACCGTGTCACTGAGCTTGCGAGGGAAGCCACAAGTCACATTAAAAGGCCGCGAGACATCACCGAATTGAAGCGAGAAGCTGTCAAGAATATAGGACGATTTCACAACAAGAGAGGGTAGTTATCCACAGAGGGGAATATTCCAAAATGCAAAGTGAATATTCCAAAACTGCAACATCCTTCCTATATATGTATTATTAAAAAATATTAAAAAGAAAAAATAGAAACTATGCGCTAAAAAAAGTCTGCGAAAAATCCTTCATTAACTTAAGCAGAATAACAAGTCTATTTAAACGTGGGTGTTAAAAATATAATTCAATCAGCACTTAAACGGGGGAACGCGGGTGGGAATAAAATGGAGGGTTGGAGAAAAAATGGAACCCAACCAGATTTTTGAAAAATACATAAGTTATATCAAAAACGTCAAACAATATTCACCCAAAACAATCGCAAACAGAAATTGCTTCTTAAAAAGATTTCTAGACGCCATACAGGTGACTGACATCAGGGAATTAACTATCTACCAGGTGGATGACTACCTGATTGAAAGGTCTAAGGTGTTAAAACCAGAATCAATTAACACAGAGAGGAGGATATTAAGATCGTACTTCTGTTTCGTACAAACGTACCTGCAGATACCAACAAGGTTTGATTACACCCTTATCAAAGAAGTAAGAGCTGGAGACTACCAGATCGAGGTACTAAGTCCCAAAACAGTGAAGAAAGCAATTAACGGATGTAGGAGAAAACAAGATAAACTTCTAATCGCTATCACCTACGAAGCCGGTCTACGGCTAAGCGAATTGGTAAACTTAAGAGTAGGGGATGTAAACGACAACAAGTTACAAATACGCGGGAAGGGGAGTAAAGTCCGGTTGACTTTTGTTACTCCCCATCTCGCGTATCAGCTTAAAACCTTCCTTCTTAGCCAAGGAATATACACAGGTTATGTGTTCCAGAACCAAGAAGGTAGCAAATACCATACTGACACAATCCGAAGACGAATTAAAGAAGCTTTTAAAAAAATTGGCGTTGAGATGCACCCACATCAGTTGAGACACTCTTTTGCTACCGACCTTCTGCAGGAAGGCGCAGATTTGCGGAGTGTACAAAAGCTACTAGGCCATGCTAACCTAAACACAACGATGAGATATCTTCAGGTAACAGATACGTACTTGGAACAAGTCTTTAACAAACACAGGAGCATGAGCGTGGCCTAAGCATCCGAAGATAAGTACCCCCGAACACGCGGGGGTACTTGACAAAAGGGGTTATGTTTGCTACAATGTACTCAAGTTCATCAGAACATTCACAAACAAACACTACTCTCTACAGAGTAAAAACATCTATCTCTGGATGCGGAGATCGAAGGTTCGACCCCTTCCTCGCCAGCCAAGCATAGAAGCTCTGTAGAAATACAGGGCTTTTTTGTTTGCCCATGAGGCTAGATAGGTTGTCGAAGATCTTGTAGCCTCATGCAGCGGATTAAAAACCGGGTCAGTGAAAGGTCGCCAAAAATCAATTTAGGGCGTTACCAATTAGCAGATCAAAAATAGCAGGGACTCGTCCCAGCAGCCATGACTAACTGCAAGGTTATGGTGGGCGTAACCGAGGGTAAAGAATATTTTAATCCGAGGAACGCTACTGGTAGTTGGGTTAATCCTGTTAATACCAACGTCTAAGGCTGAAACGTCTTTTCCAGAAGCGAACTTTAAAAAACATGAGGCTCAACAAATCCAACCCGTAAAGGTTGACGAGTCACATCAGCCACAGCAAGAACTAGCAACTGTTGTTGTGGAGCAAAAGATACCATCAGGTTCACACCAAGAATGGATGGCAGCTGCAGGGATTAGCCCAAGTGATTATAGCTATGTCGAGTTTATCATCTCGCATGAATCCGGGTTCAACCCTCTAGCTGTTAACAAGAGTTCAGGAGCCACAGGGCTATGTCAGGCTTTACCCGCGCACAAAATGCAAAGCGCTGGCTCAGACTACATGACAAATCCTGTAACGCAACTGCGCTGGTGTGATGGTTATGCGAAGAGCCGATATGGAAGTTGGGGGAAAGCTCATGCTTTCTGGCTAGCCAATCGCTGGTGGTAATAAGCTTGTGTGCTCCTTGTCAGTAATAAGGAGCAACCAATGGCATCAGAAGACGGCTACCAGCAATTCCGTGAGGAGCTTCAGGAAGTAATAAACGCTCACTCGATGGAAGGCAATAGCGACACTCCCGACTTCATCCTCGCGCAGTATTTGACGAGCTGCCTTGCGGCATTCGATCAGGCTTCCCGGGCGAAAGCAGCGTGGGAGAATCGCAGCGTCGAAAAGACGCCGACCGAGCCAGCAGCCTAGCGGTCTTTACCGCTGGCAAAGAGCACACAAGCACAGATAGAAATTTAGGTAGTAGGCAGTAGCGCTGGTAGCAACCGTACGTTCACTACCTCATTAGGTTTCGAGTTGCTACCAGCGCTACTGCCTACTACCATATTGGTGGCTCGTACAACCCACAGATATTTCGCCCACCCGAGTATCTGTGGGTCGCTACGGGTCATCAAGATCGGCTAGGTAACTGGTCGCATGAGTGGCGGAATAGGTAGACGCTTAAGTGCCGTACTTGAAAATTTACGGTCAACAAGGTATCGACAGGAATCTGTTGTGATACATGCAGGGTGACTACACGAGGGATAACGACATACCTTAATGGGTGAAGTTATACAAAATTAGTCACACGACTAATTTTACGCGGCAAATCCCTGCCCCATGCGACCAGTTACCTAGCCGATACTAACAACCCAAGGAGATATATGGAAAAAGATGTAGAATTAAGCGCTGTTCTCGAAGTCGAGAAGGCTTTGGCTGAATTGAGCTACAACGCAAAACACCGGGTTATCGAATTTGTTAGAGGACGAATTGAGTGGGAACCAGAAGGCATACAACAAGAGTTAGCGCCTGTAGCCGAAACTCTGGGGTAAACAGACCAACCAGATATATCAACCTCCCCCACTTCTTATCTGGTGGTGGGGGTTGCTAAAAGGAGAAAACAAACATGGAACAACTAAAAGTATTTACCAAGAGAGAATTTTGCTTAGTTTTACTATTCGCAGTTGCTTATGTAGCACTACTGGCGATTAGAGACAGATTGTAAAGGAGAGGCCCAAGATGATTTGTATGGTTGACGGGTGCGACCGAGCTTCGCGAGCATCGTGTATGTGCGAAAAACACTACCGGAGGAATCGTGTACATGGTGACCCTCTGGTAGTCATACAGCCTAAAACTCACGGTATGACTGGCTCGGTCGAGTACCGTACTTGGCGAAACATGAAGCGCCGTTGTTACAACTTGCGCGACAAGAATTACACAGACTATGGAGGTCGCGGTATTAGGGTGTGTAGCAGGTGGATAAAAAGTTTTACTAACTTCTATGAAGATATGGGTAAGAGACCTGGGCAAGACTATAGCCTCGATCGCATTGACAACAGCAGCGACTACTCCCCCGATAACTGTCGGTGGGCTACGGCGGAGATACAGGCTAATAATACCCGCCGGAACAGGCTATTAACCCTAGATAAAAAAACAATGACTCTTGCGCAATGGTGCCGTGAACGGGGAGTCAACTACGTCCGGGCCTGCAAGCGAATTATGAAGGGAGTTACAAATCCCGGAGAGATATTAAAGCGTTAGATGAGTTTACCTGTAGCCTAAAGCGGATAAAAGTGAAGGTTTTGTTGGAGGTTGTTAAGGGAGCACCCTAACTTCTGCCATGTCCGCTTTAGGCTACAGGTAAACCGTGAAAGGCGATTATGTGGCGAGGTCTACTAGTAATTTTAATAGCCGGTATTGTTATCTATTGCCTTATGGCATGGATAGCAGCAAGGCATGATAGGAAGAAACATGAAGATTAAAGTTTATACACATCCTAGCTCAGAAAGAGCAGTAAAAATAGCGGTTCGAGATCGCTTTAAAAAACTCGACGAGAAGCCACAACCATTACCTGACCTTAGCGAAGACAGCTACCAAGCGTTTAGGGATGATCTAGCTTCACATGCTGATTATGAAAAGTTAAAGAACGATGAGATGGAAAATCCATTTTTGGATGATCGGAGTATCTAATGGCCGAACCAAAAGAATTGACGATTGGTGAACGTTTACTAGCCGTACAGACGCGTCTAAAGGCTCCAAAAGGCCAGAAGAACACATTTGGTAACTATGCCTATCGTAGCTGTGAAGACATTCTGGAGGCCGTTAAACCGCTCCTAAGCGAACATGGGTTACTACTTCGTCTTTGGGATGAGATCGAGCTTATTGGCGATCGGTATTACGTGAAGGCGACAGCCAACGTAGAACTCGCTGAGGACAACGCGAAATTTGAACAAGCCACCGCCTTTGCCCGAGAAGCTGAATCAAAAAAGGGCATGGACGAAGCGCAAGTAACGGGTTCTGCGAGTTCCTACGCCCGTAAATATGCTCTTAACGGATTGTTTAACATCGACGACACCAAAGACGCTGACACAAACGAACAGCGGGAACAAAGCAACAACGCACCCGCCGTAGAAAAGCCAGAGCTAGAAGAGCCAAGCCCAAAGCAGCTTCTAATGCTTAAAGGGGTGATTTCACAGTGTCACCAGTTCTTTGAAACGGAAGAAGAATACACCGCCTTTAAAGAGCAAAAGCTCAAGGAGGCCGACACAAAGGCCAAAGCATCTGCTGTCATCCGGCAGCTTACAGAAAAGATCGAAGCGAAGAAGGCAAATGCGCAGCACGACGAGTCGGTTAACCAGGCACGGACTATCTAATGATTTTGAGGGTATAAGATGGCGTCACCAATTACTGAACAAGAATTTAGCGATATAAAAAGCGCCCTCCGCCACGAACCGGTAACGGAAGTGGCGAGGCGCTTTGGTCGTCACTTGGCAACAGTCACAAAGATTAGCACTTGCCCTAACTACGAACGGTACAGGGCAATAGTAAAAGCAGAACACCCACCTGTTAGGAACTCTTTAGGGGATAGGGTGAGTGACCTTGAAGAGCGAATGACACGAGTGGAGAATGTTTTGTTTCATGGGGAGGGAAGAGAGTGAGGGTTTTAGTTGCTTGCGAGTATAGCGGCCGAGTACGTGAAGCATTCCGTAAACTCGGTCACGACGCTTGGAGTTGCGATATTCTACCGGCTGAGGATGACAGCCCATATCACATACAAGGTGATGTGCTGAAGCATTTAGCCGAAGGATGGGATTTAATGATCGCTCACCCTCCCTGCACTTACTTATCAAATGCAGGCGCAAAGCATTTATTTAAAGGCGGTGTCCTCAACCAAGAACGATACCAAAAAGGACTTGAGGCAAAGGAATTTTTCATGAAATTGGCCAATGCGGATATTGCGCAGATCGCCATAGAAAACCCTATATCAAGCAAAATATTCGAGATGCCGCCTGCAACACAATATATCCAGCCTTTTGAGCACGGACACCCGGTACAGAAAAAAACGCGACTGTGGCTTAAAAATTTGCCAAGAATAGTGCCAACTAGCGAAGTTAAGCCGGAGGTTAATTGCCACAGCGCAGGTACATGGTTCATGAAAGGTGGCAAAGACCGTTGGAAAGAACGTAGCCGCACCTTCCAGGGTATAGCCAATGCTATGGCAGAACAATGGGGAACGAAATGACAGAAACCTTTAAATGCCCCAGCTGGTATGACGATAACAACACACTTAGGGATTGTACTTGTGGGAAGTGTGAACGGACTGAGACCGAAAGGGACGATGGTACCATCAGAGCCCTTGTGGAAGCTGCACAGACATACGTTGCCACGAACGGGCGGCAGGGATTGTCCCGCAACAAAGTTGTGGCGCGATTGGAAACTATGGTCGTTGCGGCACGGGTTGAGTTGCTGCGCGAACAAAATGGAGTTTTTGAGGGTAGGATTGATACGGCCTATCGAACATTGCGTGGTGAACAGCTGAGATCTGTAGTAGATGTGTACGAACATCTTGTTAAGTCAAACGCTATTGAGCTCTCCCACCTCGATTCTACTAAGGATAACGGTGAGCCCAAAGCCTAAAATCTGTAAACACTGTGGAGGTGAAAACCACCCCAGCTTTAGATGCTTTAAGAACCCTAAAGCCCAAAAGAAAATAGGGCCGGGTAAAACATCAGTTAAATGGTTACAAACCCGCAGACAGTGGTTTAGAGAGCACAAAGCAGATAGTTACAACTGCTTTTACTGTGGAAGGTTCCTACTAAGAAATGAAGTGGAGCTAGACCACTACGAGAGTAGAAGCAGACGACCTGATTTGAGGTTTGAGTTAAGTAATTTAGTCCCCGCTTGCCACTTCTGCAACACAGATAAAGGGTCAAAGAGCGGTAATGAGTATTTGAAGATTAAGGAGGGTAGATGACGAACGGTGATAGAGCCCATGTTTCGACTGTCGGAGCATTCGTTATTGCGATACTACACCCAGATGACTTTTGGCGGTGGGTGTGGTTTGTGACGGCGATTGTACTCGCAGTCTTTAAGGAGATTTTAGACCACCGAGAAGGTCGGCATCAAAAGAATGAGCCTCCTAAATAAAGTAAAGCTCCCCTACCGCCACAAGTTTAAAACCACATGGCAAGGGAAGCCTAAGAACAAGAGCTTAGCTTTATTACTAAGAATAATACAGAGATTGAAAGGAAAGTGAGGTGTACATGGCGGGTAACCGTGAAGGTGGCTTAAAGGCTAAACAGAAATTAATCGACAGGTTAGGTGAGGATGGATACAAAGAGCACCTGAAAAAAGTGGGTTCTAAAGGCGGTAAGGCTGGCTTCGGTGAGGACTACAAAGGTGGTTTTGCTAGTAGTCACGAACTTGCCGTAAGAGCTGGAAAAATCGGTGGGCTAGTATCTCGTCGAAAACCGAAGATTGCAAAAGACATTAATGACGTAATGGAAAGTGGGATTTTAGGATGAACAAACAAACTGGCGGCGTAGGCGCTGCAATAGGGCTAACAGTTGGAGCCATAGTTCTAGTAGTGGTGGTTTTACCACTACTAGGCGCAGCGCTCGGGATTATCAATCTACCGTTCTTGGGTCTAAGTAAAAAGGTTGAACTCAACCAAGGAGTAATCACAAAAACATACGATACGGACACCTGTTTGGCGAACTACAGCTGGTTTAAAGATACCTACCAAGATATTCAGCAAACAGAAACTAAGATCGTAAATGCCCAGCAACAGGTAAAAGACTTCGAAGCTTCGGCTGGTGAGCGTAGTAACTGGACGTTTGAGGATAAGCAGCAGTACAACTCCCTTACCAACGCGGTAACCGGGTTGAAGAATTACAAAGCCGATATTGTTGGCCAGTACAATTCACGCACTCAACAACTTAACAAAGTGGCCTGCAAAGAGCTACCACTATTCGTAAACTCTTAAGGAGATTCTATGAAGAAACTATCCATTTTTGCCCTAGCGTTGGTAATGATTGTCTCGGCTTTCGTAATCTTAACCCCCACAGCAAAGGCGGGTAATCCTACGGATAACGGAACGCAGAGCCAGGAAGCGAAGAAAACCGAAGATAACCAGAAGCGACTGGCCGCTGCAACCCCTATCCCCGAGCTGCAGCAGTCACTTGAAAGGGAAAACCTAAAACGGCGTCTCGAGTTCCAGAACGACGCAAACCGCCCCGGTTACGTGTATATGTTGTCCGACACAGGCCAAGTTATTGCCGAATATGTAATTAAGGGCAAACCAAGCTCGATGAACAGCTTACTAACTACTCCCCAGCAACTAGTTACAAAATGGGGTGGCCAGTGTAGTGCGAGTAATTATAGCGGGGAATGTTATGCCGTGGATAGCCCCGACCTTGATGGTTCTTATGGTGCCAACCCAGACGGTATTTTCTTCTTCACCGCTGATAACACATATGTTGAGTGGGCTGGGCGGTACATTTATTCGAGCGAGCGTTTGAACATTAAAACTCCAGTGAGCCTCACCCGTCCTGTCGCGCAATGAGCGAGTTCCTTTACATCTTTCACTGGGTAGTAATGATCGCCTTCGGTATTTGCGGGGTGTGGGTAATCTTCGGGAAACCCCACCCCCTCGCCAGAGTTTACATAGCAGCAATTCTTCTCTCCCAAGTGGTGAGAGACGGGTGTGTGCTGTTAGACCTACAAAACTACTTCTGGATGGAGAGTGGGTTAATGCCGGTTGAGAACCACATGATTACGGCAGATATTTCAACCGACCCAATGTGGTTAACGGCTACCAGGATACTTTTTCTCTACATATCTTACGAACTATTAAAGGAGTTTAATAATGAAATTTTGGGCAAACAGCAAAAGAGAATGGTTCTTGATCGGCGCCCTAGTAGGGATGTCGGTGGTTCTACCGTTCTATCTCGTTAAATAAACTACGGTGCCCGTTACTACCGCTAGCGTGTAGGTAGTACGGCCATATAAGGCACTGGATGAGCTGGTAGCAGAGTAGGTGATTGGTCGGCCAATCATCGAAGGTGGCGTTAGGGTCGCTGCTACCAGCTACTAAGAATCATGTGTTGAGCGGGCGAGTGGCCAAGATAGTAAGGCAAGGTTACCAAGTCTGATAATCCTTTGGAAGCGGACGGTAGTAAGTTTCGGACACCTTTATGCGTGAGTGACTATACGAGAAAGCGGGCTTCATGCCCGTTGGGCGTTCAGGGACAGCTCTGTACGCCTCTCGGCAAATCTCACCTCGCCCTCCTAGCACATGATTAATAACTAATAAGGAGATATGTATGAGCAATACATCAAATTACGAAGATTTGTACATGCTAAAGAAAGATGTTCCAGGCTTCGAAAAGGGCACTATATTTCAGCATCGCGAGTATAACGAACAGCGTGACCTTGGCTCACCCTCTGGTGGGTATTTGACTAACATATATATCAACGGTGACTGTCAAGAGTCCGCCAATCATGTCGGTTGGTGCGCAGGAACCCATATCTTTCCTGGACAGGTAAAAGACGACACGGAATGGTTTGCACCCGTAAAAATGATGGGGAAGGCGCACGCCAAAGTCCACCACGTTAAGGGTTTGCTGTTTGAGGAACAGCTATGATCCCCTCCCTCCTCCAAGAACTAGAAGAAGGTAAGTTTACGCATAAGACTGGTACAGACGGATTAGTTACCTTTGACCTCTATAGAACAAGGAGCAACTGGTTTATCGAAGTACATAACGGACTATTCAAGTATGTGTTTGTTAACGGAAAGAAAGTATCTGGTCACTTTGGTAGAAAAATAAGAAAAACGATTAAGAGGTGGAGTAATGGCTAATACCCAACAACCACCACAGCAAGACTGGCTCGACGAAGCGCTGTCGAACATCAGCATCCATATAATCGGGGATTACCCAAAGGGTGTACACCGGATCGAGCTGATCGGCCATGCAGAAGCCAAAGCCGCTATCAACGCCCGCTTTTATGCTGCCGTTGGTGCTCCAGTTGACGAGACTCTGAGTACTGCCGTACCGATTGGCGGGAGCCCGAACTTTGGCGCCCAGCGAGAAGCGATTGGAAGCAACAAGCGCCGCCAAGATGCGATAAGGCGCTGGTACTCCCCTAAACAAGACACTAATCCTAATGAGGAGAGTCGGTAATCATGAGTGATCCAACCCTAAGATTAGCAAAAGCGATGAGCGGCACCTGGACAGCCGTAATGCCAAGGTACACACAACCTCGCTGGTGGCAGTTCCGCAAGAAATCGTATATCAAGTGGATGCGTCGTCATGGCCTGCCCTTCCAATTGGTAGACCGATCTGGCAAGACAATCGAAGTAAACCAGCTGCGCAAGCCCAAGAACAACGGAGACCAGTAATGGGCAACCAAACGCTCTACGCCACCGCGACGAGTCCTACTGGCTCCGGCACGCTAAAAGTCCCTGTGCCAATCGGCGAGATTGAGCCCGACGACGGTGTGACCTACAGCTTCACGCATAGCACGTCCGACATCGTGGAGTCGTCAAAGCCAAAGCGTAAGCCGCGTGCAATCGACCCCGGCTCCCGCTACCGCCGCAAGCAACGTAAACAAGAGCGCCTTAATCGTAAGGCGGGAAGGAGAAAGTGAGTATGAGTGACGGATCAATGACCTATTCGCTCGAATGTGGGGCGTTAGTACACAGTAGTTGTAAAGGGTGTGGCTGCGATTGCCACACGGAGAGTCTATGACCCAACCACAACCAGTAGATGAACCATTGACACGGGGCGAGTACCTACGGCAGCTCAAGGCGATTCTCGACAACAAATCTCTTAGCGATGAAGAAAAGCTGGTACATGCATCGCAACTTACCGTGCGGCAACAGGATCACCATAAAGGCCACGGTATGGGGTGGAAGCCGCCAGAGGATATGCGCTCACTTGATACGCAACTAAGGCAAGATTTGGGGTTACAAGAGTGGCAAATCCGTGACCTCATGCCCTTATTCCAAGACCACTCAGCCAAACAGGTGGCAATCGAAAGTATTAAATCGCGATTAGTTGAACTCGACCTGCTTGAGCAGGCAATCAACCAAGGTCGCAATATCTCTGGCCACAAAATACTACGTCTTAAAGCGTTACTGAGTGGCCTCGCCTCCCTCACCCATACAGAGGAGAAGCCAGAATGAATTACACATATAACCATGCATGCAGGGCGTGCCGCAACATTGATGCGTGGAGTCGAGCGGCAGTATGTATTGCTGGAGGTATCTGTATAGGCTACTTCATTAAACCGGGTTGGCCACAAGTAATCTGCGGACTAATACTTTTAGCGGTATCCCAGCTCGCCTTCTGGATAGTCAACAAAACGCAGCCTATGTTGCACCACATGGTTACAGAACAACCTAGTAAGGAGGATCGTGATGAGTAAACCCAAATCTTATAGAGAAGCTCCTGAGCCGTACAGCACGACGTGGAATTACGACGTGGTTCTTTATCGCGGCGAGGACATCGTGATGATGGGAACGCTTAAGCAGGTTGCTGAGTGGCTGGGTGTACAGAAGCGGACGATTCGCTATCACCTTACCCCGGCAGCCTCACGACGCGCGGCGCGAGCCAAAGACCAATCCAAAGTAATGCGGGTGGTGCGTGTATGAACCCCTCTAACCCCACAGATACCAATAACGAAGAGCTAGAAGCAATCGAGAAAAAGATTGCACCCTTGTTTGGTTATGATGTTAGGCAAATACCTGGCCGCCACTTCGTAAACCGAACGGTGATTCGTGACCTCGCGAAGTTTATAGCATCCCGCGACCAACAAATAGCCTTAGCTGCCCAACTAGAGGAGCTTGACGCTTTGTGCACCACAACAGAAATCAGCAGTGAGTGGCTCGATCAGCGTACTGCGCACTTACGAGCCCTTCTTAAAGCAGCTCAGGAGAAGTCATGACAGATACTGATAAGGAATTGTACGAGCTTTGCAGGAAGGCGTATGAGCTTACAGGCTGGGGTGATGAATACTTTACGATGAATTGGTGGCGTAAGCGAGCCAATAGGCTTATTCCCGACATCCTTACCCCAGGCAAAATACCCAATCAAATGGCACGCATGAAAGACACTAACGAGTATTGCCCCCTCTACACCTCCGACTACCTATTAGAGAAGTTGCCACGCCGAGACGATAGATATTACCTGGTTATAGAGCAAACAAAAGGTGGCCTATGGGTTGCGTACTACCTTACGAACGACTACACACCGGAGCGGCCAATGGAGCTAGCCAACGTGCGAGTGCAAGCCTCAACTCCTCTTAAAGCCCTCTTAGAACTAACCATCGCCTTACATGAGGCCGGAGAATTGCAGGTATGACAGCAACCAATAAAACACCCAAGGATTCCTTGGGTCAAGCCAATAGTGAGAGTGGGTTACGCCAAAGAGTGCGCGATGCCATCGGCCTAAAAGACCCACACTATGTTGAGAGCGTCGGAGTGTTGGGTGTTAACCTGCCGGCAGACCGGTTTGAGACGATCCTAGATTCCGTGTTGGCGATCCTCCACCAACAACTAGAAGCCAAGACCACCGCCACCCCCTCAGTAGACAGTGGGGAGCTACGCCAACTATTGCAGGCATTTAGGCTCGGCGACGATTCGCCTCTAAACGACGACGAAGAATTGCGGCTACAGCAGCTCATCGATGCCCACACTCAGTCAAAAGTAGAGGAAGCCGAGTACCGAGGGCGTCATGCAGAGGTTGTAAAGGCGCTGTTCCTTCTTGAATCACTGGGTGACGACTACGATGTTAAGAAGTGGCTTCGTGAGCGCCTGGCTGATCTCAAGGCTTCTAATAAGCAGAGTGAGGCGAAATGATACAACCTCCTCTAGATGCCACTACTACAGCTCCTGTTTGGTTTGTAGCGGGTCTGCTTGTTTGGTTCCTCTTCACGTTTCCGGGAGTCATAATGCGCGCGTATGTGGCGTGGAAGCGCAGTCGTAAGCAGAGTGAGGGCAAGTAGATGACCAACCGAGACGTTGCCGAGCGCATTGCCTCTATCGCGGTCAATGGTGGCACGTACAACGAGATTAGGCGCCTAATCGACGACTGCGTGACGGCCGTGGTTAATAGCGACAATGTTGGCGGTGTAGTTAGTCAGACGTTACCCCTTACCCGCACTTGCGTAGACGACGCTGGTAAGGCCACGTTTATGGCGGGCAACCTTATGGCAATGGTGAGACGGAACAGAGAGAACCTGGGCCTTGAGGTTAAATTTAAACAGGAGGATGGTAATGCCAAACAATAAAGAACAGCTAATAGAACGCATGTTTAAGCTGACAAACGTCTACAGGAACGACGCAGCGCTCGATAATTTTGAGCGTATCGCCTCGGCCTGGTTAGAAGATGTGGAGAAAGCGCGGGAAGAAGGAGCAATCGAATTTCGGAACAGACTCTCGACGAACGGTCGCCCTCTCGGCGCGGAGCCTCTAATTGAGAAACAGCCTGTGCCTTGTCCAGAGTGCGGTGCGATAGAATACGCCGCCTTTGCCATGTATCCGCATCAAATATACAACGCGGTTTATCCTGGTGGCGGTGGACATCCGTGCGTGCCGTGCTTTGCTAAGCGAGTGTTACTGCATACTGAGCTGTTCAAGGAGACCCAACCCAATGAATAACCACATACACGTAATACAGACTGGCCAGTACCGCCACTGCGCTATTTGTGGGGCAACCCAATGAATGATGAACCCTTACGCGAGAAGATCCGGCAACTGCACCGCAAATATGGTCGAAAAGTCGATACTGACTTTATGAACGATTTGCTGCACCTCATAGCTGAGGATAGGGAGAAGCGTAAGCGCAGCTTACGTGACGAACTACGCGATGATATCTCCAAACTGAACTGGGCACGGGTACTCGATGAGGCAATAAAGAGTCGCCCAACGAGCTGGAAGCAAGACCCCGTTTGGGAGTACCGAAACGCATCAGATGAAGTCAAGTGGGCGATGATGCGAGCATGTTATGAGACTGGTGTTTTCGATGACCCGTGGAAACAAGCAGCAGACGCCGTGAAAGCCCAGCTCCCTCCACCAGACCCAGGCGTTACACGGGAGCATGGGTTATAATAAAGACGACTCTTTCAACCTTGTTCAGGGGTTACGAAGTCTACCGGTGGCGAACCATTTAAAAGCCCTTCTGCGAGTTGGGCTTTTAAATTTGGTCGGCATGCTATAGTAAAGGTGCTTAGGAGGCGTTAGCTCCATTAATTTAGGTTATGGAGCTTTTTCTTTAATTCTGTGTAATTTACAGGTTATGGTGACAAAATGTAACTTTCTTTGAAATAAGTGTTGACATTATGTAATCACTTTGCTACTATGAGGGTACAAAGATAATTCATAGAAAGGCAAAAAAGCTATGAAAGAAATCACCGTCAAGATCACAAAGAACTATGGAGCAGAGGCAATCTATCCAGTAGACGAAGCAGGCCAGACATTCGCACGGCTTGCAGGTACACGAACCCTTACACGTTCTACCCTTGAGCTTATCAAGAAGCTTGGCTACGAAATCAAACTACAGCAGGCTACACTATAATGAATAAGATCGACATAAATTTACTCCCCAAAGATGTACAAGACACTGTGCGCGAAACCCTTACTGCCTACCCAGTAGCCTATGTAACGCGCGAGAATGGCGAATATACGTATACTGCTGGCCTCAGCCTTGACACACGGATAAAAGCCCCTGACTTTAAAACATTTGAGTTTAGGAACACAGACTTTTATACCCAAGAGCAAATCAGTGAGTTCAATAAACTATTACCAGACATGAATTGGTAGGGGGTGCAGATGAAAACTATTAGACTCACCGATGCAGAAGTCCGCCGCCTTACAACTGTCCTGGGCAAGCGTATCGAATGGAACAAGGGCTTTGACCCAAATATTCGTTTGCCCTTCGTGCAGCGCGATCCTGAACTGGTTAAAAAAATGCAGGAGGAGAAAAAGAAGCGGGATGTGATAGTTAAAGAGTACCAAGGCATACTCGCCAAGCTGGAGAAATAAGCTAACGACCTGGGTAAGTCGTTAAACTGCCCTGCCTAAACAAAGGAAACTATGGAATACACCCAAATCAAGATTAAAAAAGAATACCGCGATAAACTCGCTAAATTAGCGGCGTCCCATAACCGGAGCATGGCTAATATGGTCGAGGTTTTAATCGACGGTGCTTTAGTTGGTACAGACTTACACCCATCTACAGCAGCAAGAATAGATTACCCAGGCAAAAGGGGTCATGAGAACATACACGGTACGCCATGTGGTGACCCCGCTTGTAAACTGCACGTGGGATCTGAGCCAGTTCGTACAGAACCAGAGGAGACAGCTTAATGGCCTTTAAACGTTATGTAGCGCCTGCACAAGGCTATAGAGCACAGGCTGATTCGTGTATTGCAATAGGGTATTCCATTTGTATGATATAATAACTTCAACACGGGCTCGGAGATTTAAGGATGTTTATCCTTGAACAAAGAAGAACAACGCCACCCATCGCGGTGGCCTTCTTTTTGCATTTTAAGTTCGTTTTTTGTTCTGATTACTGCTATAATGCAGACAATGGAACGGGTAGACATCTCCGAATTTATGACTGACCAATTCTTTGCAGATGCGAAGAAGGGTAAAGTTCTTGGTTTTAAAAAAGATGGTGTGTTAAAGCACTATAGGATCGTTCGTTTGAATAAGGTTAAAAAGATTTGCGAAGTGGTAGAGACGGCCTTACATGACTTGCAAGAAGCTGATGAAATTATGAAGGCTGACCTTACATTAGAAGACGTTTTGAAAGAATTCGAAGATATTACGCTTACCACCACTCAAGATGTTATTCGAGTGCTTACTTGGATCGCTCCTCCGGGCAAGAAGCAGGAGTTAAAGCGTGAAGCTATTGCTAAGTTGTTCCGAGGACAGAACGTCCAAGGGTTTAGTACTGTTGATACTCTAGAGAGTTACGAGGAATATTAATGGCTCATGCTGGTGGTCGTCCCACAATCTTAGACGAAGCAATGCTCGACAAGGCTCGAACCTATGTTGAAGAGGTAGGGGGTTATTCTAATCCACTGCTACCAAGCATTGAAAGTTTAGCCTATCACCTTGATGTTGCTCGAGACACGATGTACGCGTGGGAAAAGGATAACGAAAAGTTTTCCTACATTTTAGAGAAGTTACGTCAAGCCCAAGCCCGAAAGCTTATAGATAAAGGGCTTAATTCTCAATACAACTCAACCATTGCCAAGCTTATTCTTTCCAAGCATGGATACGTTGAAAAACAGGAAGTAGACAACAACCACTCAGGTGCTGTTAGCTTCGTGAATGATGTACCACGTCCGAATAAATCACAGGACGCATAATTTAACTTTATCTTTTGAGATTAGTGCCAGAATACACGGCGTTATATAAACTTTGGGGAAAAAGTAACACCATACATGATAAGTTCGGTAAAAGTACCCGACTATACAGCATCAGAGCGACAGCGGTTGTTCCATACGACTGTAGCCGATGAAAAGCTTTACGGGGGTGCAGCAGGCGGTGGGAAGACTGCGGCTATAGTAGCTGAAGCCGTCACAATAGCCTTAGAATACCCTGGCATTCCAGTAAACCTATTTCGACGTACAATACCTGAACTTAAGGCTACGATCATTCCTGAGATCCACAAACAGTGTGTTGAGTATATTAAAGCGGGGCACATGGTTTGGCATGGGCAAGACAGGCGTTTCGACCTGGCAAACGGCTCAAGCCTCATCCTAAACTACCTGGATAACGACAATGACATCTATCGGTATCAGGGTGCTGAGATGCCCGTTATCGCAGTGGACGAGCTTACACAGTTCCCTCAAGCTTGGATAGAGTACTTACTTACTCGTAACCGTACAAGTAACCCAAATTGGCCTGTCATGTTCATCGCTGGTACTAACCCTGGTGGTATTGGGCATGGTTGGGTTAAATCCAGGTTTATTGATCCTGTGGCTCCAGAGAAAGTGAACTATGTACCTTTAGATGGGGGTGAAATAGTCACACGTGTGTTTATCCCAGCTCGAGTTGACGACCACCCGAGTGAGTCCTTTAAGAAGGACTACAAACGTAAATTGTCTGCTATCTCCGATGAACAACTTCGTAGGGCATTACGAGATGGGGACTGGGATGTGTTCGCCGGTCAGGTGTTCAAAGAGTTTAAACGTGACCTGCATGTTATTGACCCATTTGCTATACCTGCTCATTGGCAGAAGTGGCGAGCTATGGACTATGGTAACAAGAACAGTGTGGGTTGGTTTACTCAAGACCCAATGACTGATCGTATGTACATGTACCGCGAATACCGTACAGAGGAGTTTGTGGATATTCCGACAAAGGCACGTAACATCCTACAGTTTGAGGCTGGTGATGGAGTAGCTTATGGTCTCGCTGACCCCTCGATCTGGAACGGAACAGGTAATCATAGTGACAAGGAGGGCAAGTCTATTGCTGTGATGTTCGAAGATAACAAAGTACGCTGGATGCCTGCTAACAATGATCGTATGGCGGGGCTAGCGTTGGTACATGATTACTTGGGGATCGCTAAAGATGGGTTACCTAAGCTACAATTCTTTTCTACCTGCGTGAGTATGATCCGCACACTTCCATCTCTGCCTTATGACAAGTTTAAGGTGAACGACGTGGACACAAAGGCCGATGACCACGACTACGACATGCTTCGCTATGCTTTGATGGCGTTTAAGCAACCTAATGCTGAAGAGCTGGAGGTGCAAGTGCCTGAGTGGATTCAGCAGCGTACTCAAACTAGAGGGAACTGGATATGATCGACTACGGTTCAGTAACCAAAAAGGCACAATATCAAGCTGGTAAGCAAATAAGCTCAATGACAGTGTTTACTCAGTCTATAACCGTCCATAGTGATGATGAAGTGTTGGAAGTGTTCAAAGATTTGCTGGCCTTAAGAAGCAGTGGGAGTGTACATAACCCTAGCATTTCGTTAGAGGAGTATACGGATACAGGTAAGCTAAAACGAATAATAAAGAGTTGGAGTGTATATGAAGATTGAAGGCCAGACTTCATATATTTTTAATGGCGTGGGCAAAGTCACAGGAATCTATGGGGTTCTCCCTAATGGTGAGTACGGCGCGGCTTTAGATTTGGCCCATGGGTTTACAAGATTTGAGCTTAATGATGCCGCTGCTTTTAATAGAAAGCTCGAAGAGATGAATAAGTCTGCTGTAAGTGTATAGAGGTGCAGGAGCAAGTCTAATGAGCATGTGTGCTTCTAAACATGGGGGTTCAAAGGTTGGCCATCCTACTCGTCAAGCTGCGGAGGAGCACCGAGTGCGCCACCAGAAGACTACCAATATCCTTGTGCAAACATATAAATGCTATCACTGTGAATTGTGGCATGTGGGCAGGCAATCGGGTGTTTCAAGGCGCCTAAAAATGCGCGAGAAACACGAGGAAATAATGGTCGGTAAGCTAATACCGCTAATTCGTAACGCAATTGAGCAAAACAATGACTGAATGGCATTTTGAAGAGAAAGTATACAGACGTTGGGTTGTTCTAATGATCGGCCCTTTTGATGAGCTAATCAGTATGTTGAGGCAGGACAACTACGTTTACGTTGATGAGCTGTCAGACATGAAGGCAGCAGGCCTCAACGTGCGTCTCGACAGTGATAATAGCGACCAAAATTGTACTATAGTGTGGATGCCGAAGTTCAGTAATAGCGTACTCGTGCACGAGCTTTCCCATTTAGTGATGAATACCTTTGATCGAGCTAATGTCCCCATTGCTTATGACAATGAAGAAGCCTTCGCGTTCTATTTGGAATATTGGTTTGCGGAGATGGGCCGGGTGTATCGACGTTACCCGAAAGGAAGAACCGCCACGCAGGCCAAAAAGGGTATGTGAAACACTAACATTGTGTTATAATACGCGCAAGACAGCCACTGAAAAACAGAGTGTCGAAGTAATCTAACTTCACACCCTTAAACAGTGGCTATTTCTAAATCCCGACCTAGTAAGAAGAAGACCGACCAAGAGTCGGACGCTTTGAAATGGTGCCAAGAACGCTTTGACGCTTCTTGGAATTATTCCAAAACGCAACATCAACGTTGGGAACGCAACTGGAAGTTGTACAACAACCAACGTACTCATGAATCTTACGTTGGTATTACAGATACCTTTGTTCCAATGGTTTACTCGACTGTCGAGACGTTAACCGCCGCTCTTGCAGCTGGTAGGCCCTCCACAGACTTCGCCCCACAGGATATATGGCAGTACGCAGCTGTGTATGCCATGACCGATCAGAAGCCTGACTTAAAGGCTCTGAATGCTTTATACGACTACTACTGGGATTGTGATAACTGGGACATAAAGACGATTAAGTCAGTTCGTGCCGGGTTTAACACAGGACTTATGGCCGAGTATTACTACTGGGATATCGACAAACCTAGGATTATTAACCTACCTGTGCGTGACCTTATTGTTGACCCGAACATTACTGACCCAATGCAGCTTATTACGAACCCTAACGAGCACTTTGGTGGTCGGCGCTTCTTAGCCACAAAAGAACAACTCGAAGCCGTAACGATTGTTGACCCTGAAACAGGTGAGCTTGTTAAGCGCTATAAGAACCTGGATAAAGTTAAACCTTTGGGTGATTCAAGTGGTGACACTGAGACAGACAAAAAGAATAAAGAAATGCTCATCGGTGCGGTGAGTGAGGAAAACAGCAAGCTCTTGGAGTGCGTCGAAATCTTCACTGGCGAACGTCAGGTCACGATGGTCAACCGTACCATCGAAATTGAAGACAGAGAAAACATCTTCCTTACTCAGGCCAAGTTTCTAGGCGAGGCTAATCCGAAAGGTTTGATCCCTATTGGGATTGGCCGGTTTATTCCAGATGAATCACTCCTTTACGGGAAGTCGATCATCGACCCTATCGCCAAACCTCAAGAACTCCTAAACGACATGACCAATCAGTCTGTCGATGCTGTTACGGATGCTTTGAACCCGCAAAAAGAACTCGATCCTAAATACGCAAGCTGGCTACCTAAGATCACAAACGCCTTTGGGGCGGTGTATCCTTTTGTCCCTGGGTCACTCGCACCTATTAGAAAAGACACCATCCCAACGAATGCCTTTAGTGAACGCCTGAACATTAAGAACGAAATCAGGGAAACAACTGGTGCTGATCAGATTACAAAGGGTGTTACTAATGACCAACAGAACACCGCCACTGAGATTAAAGCCCAGCTTAACCAATCTGGCCAGCGCTTTGAAATCTATGTACGAATGCTCGAAAAAGAACTGTTATACCAACGCGCAAAGATTGTCTATGGGATGATCCGTCGCTTTGTCACCTCACCCAAGAGCGTTCCGACCCTTACACAGGATGGGCCGAAGTTCTACACATTTGACCCCGCACAGTTTAGCGATGACTACGAACCACAGGTGCGTCTAGAAGCATCTATTCAAGATGCACGCCAAAGGGAGCAGTCACAAGCCACCCGAGCATACGAATTACTCATCGCCGACCCTACTAATGACTTGTATCAGGTTAAGAAGATTCTTCTACCTAAAATTGTTGATTTAGACGAAACAGAGCTTGACAGAATTATCGGCCAAGAAGGCCAGCAGCCAATGGGTGTGCCTGCTATAGCAGCACCACAGGGGGCTATGTGATGGATGAAGTTAAAGAATTCGCAATCCAGAAAAAGGCTTTCCTCGAATCTGAGTTTGGACAGAAGGCCGCTGAAGCGATTAACGCCTTATATAGCCAGCACCACCAGAAAGCCGAAGACATCACCTTAGAACCTTGGCGGAAGGCGTCCCACTGCGACCGTGCCGCAGCGATTAACGAAGTTATAAGTTTCTTCACCACTGATGTTGCCCTACTCGAGGCTGGTTACTTTGACAAAAAGGAGGGGAGCCAGAAGTAATCACTCGCTGTTAGCCGTCAGGGGACATTATTGTCCGCCCGCCTGACGGCTCGCAAGGGGTGATTACCCTAAGTCAATCCACACATACAGCGCGCAGGATCTAACTTTAAAAGGTTTATTCCTAGGAAACAGAAAGTTTCCCACCAACCCCAAAGGTGTGCGCTGTATATGCGGGCGGACTTAACAAAGGAGTGTTCATGGAAGAACCAACCACAACTCCCCCTGCTGTAGACGAGGGCGCGCAAGCACAACCCGACGAACAGGTAACAGAGGTAGCGGAAGATCAACCAGACGCCGCAAAGTCTGAGTTACCTAAGCCGTCACAAGACGACAACTTAGAGTGGCTAAAAAACAAGGGTATCGACCCAACAAGCCCAGAGGCAATTACAGCAGTAGCTGATAAATGGCGAACGGCGGAAAGGGAGATGCACAAGAAGACTGAGGAATCAAAACTTAACAAAACCATCACGGCAGAGAACCAGCAAGTTATCGCGGATGCTTCGGCACAAGGCGCTAACTCAGCAGACATTGCACTGGCACGCATTGCAGCAATGGAAGTTCAAAGCTCAGTAGATAGGTTTTTCTCAAGTAACCCAGATGCAAAACAGCAAGAAGAAGCGATGGTGAAGATCATCTCTGAACGACCAGCTGTGGGTCAAATGGTGCGCTCGGGAGCGTTAGGTATTGATGACTTATATGCAATGACAGTCGGAAAGAATATCGACAGCGTCAAAGCACAAGGCGGACAACAAGCACTCCAGCAACTTGCTAATAAACAAACAGCAGCAGCAGTTCCTGGAGCCGCAACAACAAGCGCAGTCGCCCCTAAAAAAGGCGATCCAATCCTCGATCTCTGGGCTGATTAATAAAGGAATCTAACCCATGGCTCAAAACTATGCAGCCTCCCACCTTGCTGTAATCGACGAACGGTTTTACACCGAATCGGTTACCAAGGAAATCATCAACAACAGCGACGTTCGCGTCGAATTTAATGGTAAGAACTCAGTAACCATCTACTCGGTAGATGTTGTAGCTGAAGTTGACTACGTACGCAGCGGTGATAACCGTTTTGGTGCGTTGGTTGAACTTGGCACTGGTGAACAAACATTCACTCTTAGCCAGGACAAATCGTTCACCTTCTCTGTAGACCGTGGTAACCTCGAAGACTCAATGATGGTTCAGGAAGCCAACAAAGCTGTCAAACGACAGGTGCGTGAAGTTTCTATTCCTAACACTGACGTATACCGTCTTGGCGTTCTCGAAGCCTACGCAGTCGCCAACTCACAGACCGCTACAAGCGCGTTAGCCTACACTGACGCCTACGCCAAATTCTTGGTGCAGGTGGCAGCTTTGGTTGACGCAGAAGTCGGCCGTGAGGACATCGTATGTTACCTCAGTGCAACAAACTATAACTTACTGAAGCGCGACCCTGAGTTCCGCCGCGATTGTGACACAAGTTACGCAGACGCTAAGAGCGGTGTACTCGGTCGTGTTGACGGCGTGACTCTTAAAGAAGTTCCTAGCTCATACCTTGCGGCCACTACTGGCTACTTGATGGTCAGCAAAAAGGTTCTTGTTTCGCCTACTAAGTTCAATATGGTTCGTGTTCTTACCGAACAACGCGGTATTGATGGTGCCGTTGCAGAAGGCCGTCGTTACTACGATGCCTTCATCCCTACTAACAAGGGTGTTGCAATCCGCCTCCACAAGACCTCGTAGAAAAGGATTTTCAGATGGAAAACAAACTACCTAAAGGCATCTCACAAGAAGTTTCGGACAAGTTCAACAAGCCTGGCCTCTACCGCCATCCAGAAACTGGTGCAGAAATCTCTACCTACCCAGGTAAAAGGGCTGTGGCCCAGGCCGACGCTTACGTACGACTTGGGTTCAAACGTGTCGGTGATGGATACACTTTGGCCGAGATCAAAGAACGTGCTGACGCACAGCTTGCTAAGCAAAAGGCCGAAGACGCTCCTGCATTAACAGCTACCGAAGCAAAGCAGCAAGTGTCTGAGAGTGAAGTTGTTGCCGAGCTCAAGAGGCAGTTGAAACTTGAGCGCACTGCACGTACCCGCGCCGAAAACAAGAACGCTAAGGGCGCTGAACCTGACGAAGCAAAGCCTACGGAAGAAGAAAACAACAAAGAGGGTGAAGCGCCTGCTGAACCTGTTAACGAGAAAGAAGACAAATAATGGCTAACCCAGCAAACACAACCGCTTACATCGGTAACGACGGCAAACTGTGGGTGGATGTAACAGAGGCTAAGACCCTTGCCGCCGCCGACAGCGGTTATGTGCAGAACGCAATCGCTGCTGTAACGTTTACCGGCCCAGCAGCCGCAACTACAGGGTTTTTTGACATCCGCAACGGTGGCGCTGCTATCAGCGCTAATGGCCCAGACGGAGCCCGTGATGACGGTATGGCGATCGCATTTGATCCAGCCAGCGCTGACACCGTAATCGGTCTTAACGTTGCAGACGGCACAACCGCAGATGGTAAGAAGCTGACTAACACCGCTGCTACGGCGCGGATTGGCGACAGACTCAAGGTCATGTATACCGCCAACGCTAACGGCCCGGTTGTTGTCGAGACATCAGGCATCTGGGCTCGGGAAGCCTAGGTAAAACACATTGGGCGGCCAAGCCCACATATAGCGTAGTTGAAATACACCAGAACGCTACGGGAAGGCCGCCCACCAAGCACATTAACAATCTATACCCCTTATTCGCGGCCAAGTTTAGTTTAGAGGAGTCTAGTCATGAACATAATCAAAACATCTGTGAACCCAGAGAAGTTTGATCGATATTACTTCCCGGTTAACGTTAATCAAGTCGAAGACCTTTTAGGTAAAACGTTAACCCAGCTCGAAGTAATGAACCTACGCAACGAGAAAGCTACTAAGGACGTGTTCCGCCAGCTCATATGGAGTTGGTACAACAACGTACAAGAGAACAGTCTCACCTCCTACCAACAGTGCATTGCTCCAATCTTCGATTTCTCAGACCATGGCGAAGTTTTGGAGAAGGGCCCGCAAACAAACCGTTGGGAGAGAATCTGCCCCAACCGCTGTGACGGCAATACTGACTGCTCAGAATGCCCTCCACGCGGTGAGGACAAGAACATCATTCTAGATAAAGACGAACAGCAGGTTGCAACACTAGAAGATATGCAACCTAGCAACAATAAGTAATTAACCGCTTGGCCGCGGTTACAGGGGTATAGAAACATGGCCTAGTTCACGGAGACGACCAATTCCTTCGTGGGTTAGTCCAAGTAAAGGATAATCATGAGCAGCTACACACGCGGCGAAATAGAAGAAATTGCCGCCGGCATCTACTCTCCAGAAGTTAAGACGACAACCTTTGACGGTACTGGTAACAACGGTAAGGTTTCTACTGCCGCAGCCCTTACTACCGCCCTTACTGGTACGAACAACGACATTGTTTACACAGCTGATACAGCCGGACTTGCTGGTAACAACATTACTATTGAATATAGCTCCACAAACCTACAGCCAGGCCAGTCCGCAGCCGTAGCGCACACCAGTGGTACTGCTATAGTAGTAGATTTAAAGACGAGTGCAGGGGTTAAGGCCACAGCAACCCTTACTTCATCGGGTGTTTTCCAAAACACTGAAACGGTAACCATCGGCACGACTGTTTATACATTTGTTACGGCCCTTTCCACTGGCCCGACTGTGGCTTACGAAGTACTCATTGGTGCTTCTGCCGCCGCTTCACTGGACAACCTTAAATCTGCTGTAAACGCAACTGCCGGAGTCGGTACGACTTACTCGACCGGTACGGCAATCCACCCAACGGTAACAGCTACAACAAACGCAGACACAACACAGGTTTTTGAAGCTAAAACACTCGGTACTGCTGGTAACTTAATCGCAACAACCGAAACCGCAGCTAATAACGCCTTCGGGGGTCTTACAATGGCTGGTGGTGAGGATGTTAACCAAGTTTTGTCTACTGGTGATGAAGTGAAGACGGCCATCGAAGCCGACACTGCCACAGCTGCCCTAGTGAATGTGGCTGACGCTGGAGCCAACGATGGTTCTGGTGTAGTCACTACAATGGCTGCAACCAGTCTTACAGGTGGTTCAGACGGGACAGTAACGCTCTTTACTGCCGAAGACGACGGGCTTGTAGCAATCCTAGGTGATTGTACGGTTGACCTCACAGGCGCAACCGCTACGTTAGAAGTCGGTGTCACAGGTAACACAGCCGTCTTAATCCCGCAGACTACAGCAACCACATTAGACGTTAATGAACGCATCGACCGAAGCGGTGTACTCGCCACTACTGTAGCCCCGAATGTCACGCCGTTCTTCCCAGTACGTGCGGGTGATGTTATCAAGCTCACCGTGGGTACGGCGACCATTACCGCCGGTACGGTAGACTGGCAGCTGTTCTACAAGGGGTTTGACAACGTATCTGGTGGAACGGGGTCGAGCGCGGGTCAGGTTCAGGGCACAGCAGCGGACAATGCAGCAGCTGTGGGCAATCCAATAAAGGTTGGTGGGCGATACGAATCCGGAACCGACACTTATGCTGACGGTGACATCGGTGACCTTCACATCGACGCGAATGGCAACTTGAAGGTTATTAACGCTGGACTCCAGGCGGGTGAAGACCTAGCGAATGACGTCCAGAAGGTAGAGCAACGTTTCTCATATTTGCGCTTTACTGGCGATGGCGCGGTTAAGTCGGGCGCCGGCTTCTTACACAACCTTACCTTCTCGGCTACAGGCTCCGTCACGTCCGGTGTTGTAACCGTGTATGACAACACTGCCGAGAGCGGTACCGTAATTTGGAGCGGTGTAATACAGACCGGGATTAACCCATTCACGATCACCTTAGATGCACAATTTACGACCGGTTGCTACGTTGGCTACGACGGCACAATCGCAAACGTGGCAGTAACAGCCAGCTACAGGTAGGCCGTCATGCCACGTACCATCGCGGGCTCCCGCCGCCTAATACGCAACTTCAATAGCGCGCTTACGTTCACCGCAGGCGCCACATTTGGTCAGATCACGACCAACTCGACTCTCAATACTCTTGGGAACGGGACGAACTTTTGGCTGTACGTCGAGTTTAGGGCGCGTCGTAATACTACTGGGGCCAACTTCCGTATTGTTGGCAAGAATGACTCTGGAGTTGCGAAGTACCCTTTCGCTGTGAGGATTTTAGGCACCGGCCTACTGGAAACGATCATGTACAACGGGAGTGGTGGCGCTGCCCGCCTCTCTAATAATCGTGTCGATGACGGCAACTGGCATCGTCACTTGGCTCTGTTCACGCAGACGTCGAGCACAATGACGACCTATCTCGATGGTGTTGTCAACGGTAGCGTCTCAGGCAACAATTCTATACTTGGCACAGATCAGTCAAACACTGGCGACATCTTTATCGGCCGACGCAACGGTGAGTCGCCATTAATGCCGGGGTCAGTACAGACGCTTGCCATTGGCCAGGGCTCGCCTAGCGCAGCGGAGATTGCAAACCTGAACTTCAACGGCGTTATGCCTCCAACAAGCACAATCCTGGTGAACATCAGGCACGATAACGGCAGTGGGAACACGGCCACCGATTTAAGTGGCGATGGTAACAACGCGGCCCTCACCAGCCCTGTGTGGACGACAGATTCATTCGGTAAATCTCGGACTCTGCGGCCATGACGCGAAAGCTAGTCGATTACACTTCCAACTACTTCAGCTCGCCGGCGCTAGCCACTCTCAAGGCTGCCGTCGCTAACATTGGTAGCGTACCTATGTGGGTACCGATCATAGGATCATCCACCACCGAAGGCGGCAACGCACTTACGCGCGAAAAGCGGTACCTATCCCGATTGGAGAAGGAATATCAGCTACGCTTCGCGCCAAACGGCCGCGGTGGGATTTGGGTTAGAGCCTCAGATTGGGGTACCACAGGCACGACAAGCATTGTTAGCAAGGGGCTAGGCAATCGGTCTCGGTCGCTCGCGCAGGACGCCACCACTAGTTTCACCTATGGCCCGGCCAGTGGGTACACGATCAGTTTTGCCGAGGGGAACAACGCTCAACCGTTCACCGTCCAGATTGACGCTCTTACCCCGGTCACCGTCACGCCGGCAACCTCTGGTGCCACACGGTATACAGGCAAAGTCTACGTCGACGCGTTGACCCGTGCCCGTCACACGATCAAGATCACCGCCGACAACCCTTGCATCATCAACGGTGCTTACATCCACGACGGGGACGCCACTGCCGGGATCCACTTCATTAACGGCGGATTGGGCGGCACCTTTGCTAATAGTTTTACCGATGCCAGCATCTACGAGCAAATCGGAGCGTTTCAAGCACCGATGGTTGGCATAATGATCGGTTCAAACGACTACAACGCAGACGTAGTGCCAGCGACTTATAAGAGCAACGTGGCAGGCATGATTGACCTAATAGACTCTGTTACAACTGCTTCTATCGTGCTCATCCACTCATACCGTCGCTTCGATACTTCCGACCCAGCATATCCCTGGGCAGATTACGGCAGCAAGTTGGCCGAACTTGCTGCCGAGCGGTACAATGTTTTTTATCTGGATATCTCAGCCGAATATCCTGCGAACCAGGGGGTAGATAGTCTAAATCTCATTGATACAGACGGTATTCATCAGACCGACACAGGCCATGAGTACATGGAGTTGTTGCTGGCAAATGGCGTGAAATAGCTCGTGAATCTAACAGGTTGATTTACCCCGAACTAATTAAGGTGGTATAATAAGGGCAACTTGGGGTTGGTGTAAGTTGTGTTTTGGCTTACAACTTACTTGATCTCACAACAAACGTACAGGATGACCTAAAAGACACGTCTTTTTCTGCAACCCGAATTAGGCGGTATCTTAATCATGGCCAGAGTATGGTCTTCAATACGCACGACTTTAAGTTTTGCGAGAAGTCCGTTTCGGGCACCCTAACTGTGGGTGAGTTCACCTACGAACAGCAAGATGACCACCAAGCTACAATAGGCGGGGTATTAATTGACCCAGACAATGGCAACCAGTTTGTACTAGACGAAGATAGTTACGTACCTCATAGAGACTTCTTTGACGCCAACCCAGACCCTTCTACTTATGACAATGGTATGCCTTCCCAGTGGACTGAGTTTGGCGACCAACTTTATTTCAACCGACCCGCAGATAAGCTCTACGTTTTCAAACAACATTACTTTAGAAACCCTACAATACTCAGCGCAGATACAGACGTCCCAGATGTACCGGAGACTTTCAGAGAGCTCTTAGAACTTTGGGCAGACTACAGAGGCGAGAAGTATCGTGGCAACCACGATATAGCTGCAACATATAAACAAGAGTTTGAAGACGAACTCGAAAATATGGCGATCAAGTACTCGCCGGTTACGGGTATGGGGCCAACAATCGCCCGGCAAACCCGAAAGAGGGCATAATGCGCCGGTCACGAGTCAGACAATCTGTGCCGGTTCCGCAGATTTCAACCCAGAAGGCACAAACTAAAGACTTTGCTTTTAAAAAAGGTTTGTTCACCAACGTCTCCAACGACGATATGCAACCAGAATATTGGCGTTACATTACCGACGCCCGCGAGATTTCAATAGGCAAGTGGGAAACACGCAAAGGAAATGATTTCTTCAGTGTTCCCATTGGTGAGGCGGTAAACGTACAACAAAACTCCACAGCGGGGGCTGGTGACGTGGTGTTCAGTACCACTAAATATGCCGCTATGAAGCTCACGGCGGCCTCTACGGGGTGTTTGAGCGCAATTGAGGTGAACATCAAGAACGACGCAGACGCTACGGGCACAGTTGTCGTGGCGCTTTATTCTGATGTCACCAACGCGCCCGGTACAGAGATTGCAAGGGCTACTATTTCGTCTTCTTCCGTTACAAGCTCCTACCAATACCTAAAAGCTCGGTTTATCTCTTGCCCCGACATAACGAACACTACGGTTTATTGGGTGGTTGTTTTCTCCCAGTCTGGTACTGGTGAGTATAAAATAAGCACCACCACCAACACGACGGCGGCTGCTACGTCACTCAACTCAGGTTTGAGCTGGACAACTCAGTCCTACAGTCTGAACGTTAAACTGTCTACAGCCACTGCCGGAGGTGTTAAGGGTAACATTCGTGTAAAACGCCCCAATGGAACGTTTTACACCTTTTTTGCACATGGCTCTAATCTCTATTCTGTAAACGAAGCCACCGGGGCGACTACAAGTGTTGATAGTGGGCTGAATGTCTCCGCTACGTACTGTCGGTTCGCATTTGTAAACGATATTCTCTACTACGTCACTGGATTACAGAAACCCCGTAAGTACGACTTCACCTCCTCGAGCGAGGTAGTAGGGGCACCGGAGATTGCGTCTAGCGTAATCGAGCATAAGGGTATTCTCTTTTATCTCTCTGCGCTCGACCCAACAAAGATGTACTACTCGAACTTTGCTGCCTACGATACCTTCACTAGTACTGACTTTATCTACGTACCCGCCCCTAAAACTGGCGACCCTGCTGTGGCTTTTGCGAAGCTGAACGGTAACTTATACATTGGCACGCGGAACAATAAGTACATTTTGTACGGTAGTGAAAACGCCACCTTCAGGTTGGATGAGGCTCCTGGGCAAAAGGGTACATTCACCCAAGAATCAT